TGAAGTGGTCGAGCCCGTGGAGGCCCCTGAGGCCCCCGCCAAGGCCCCTCAACCGCAGGCTGCCACCGCCACACCCAAAACCACGACCAAGGCGCCCAAACCGGCTGCCAAGCCCTCCTGACGACACGAGGATTCATGGCCTTTGTTTCAACCCTCGGCGCATCTGATGCCAACTCCTACCTTTCGGTAACAAAGGCCAGCACTCTTTTGGCGGAAATTCCCGCTTCTACCGGCGTAACAGCTTGGCTGGCTCTTACTGACACGCAGAAAGAGCAGACGCTTGTAGCAGCAACAATGGCAATTGATCCCTTGCACTGGAAGGGGCAACGAGCCACGCAAGAGCAAAGTTTGTCGTGGCCAAGAGTCATGCTATCTGACTCTTTTTACATTGATAACGAATCACTTCCAATTGACTTTAGCATTGGCGTAGCCTACATGGCTGCGTTTCTTGGTAGCAATGGTGGATACACGGGTATTCAAAGTCTTGATGGCGGGAATAAGCGTTACCAGAACAGTGAGTACGAGGAAGTCGAACTTGGCAAAAGCGACCTGAGGGTCAAGTTTGATAAAAGCGGTATGGCGCAAAGTGGGATGCTGTTTATCCCGCCGTTTTCAATGGATATTTTTTCTAAGTACATGATTCGTGGTGAATTTTATCAACCCAGAGTCAGGCGCGAATCTGTTGCAAGAATTGGTTACTACGGTCTTAATCGTGGTTTCCGTCAGCATGGTACAAGGTTGATTGATGGCAAGCTCTATCCTTACGGTTCCGGCTGGATGAGCCGTTTCTGATCATGTCACTTGTTGATGACGTTTTTGGATCTATAGCTGACCCGTTGATTGATCAATGGGGTATTGATGCCGTTTATCTAAGAAAAAATCAAAGTCTTACATACGACCCATATACAGGAACTTTTATCTTTGGTGATTTCTATTTTGCTGGCACGCCTTTAGCTCCGGCTCCTACAACTTTTATCCCTGGAACAATTCTCAATCCCGCTACTGACTTTGTTGTTGCAACGCTTGTCCCTTCTGGTGGCTCTGGTGGTGAATCTCTTGATTTCACCCGAACCAACATCAGGGTCGTACCATTGCAAATTAGCTCCGAAGAGCTTGATGGCGATGTGCAGATGACTGATATTAAGTTCTTAATTGCAAACTCTCCCCTTGAGACTTACTATCCAAAAGTCACGGACATGATTGAGTATTCCGAGAATGGTGTAACACGAACGGCGAGAGTCATCAAGCCAGTATCTTATAGAGGGGACAGCCCAGTTCTGAGGGCCATCATCGCGAGGCTTCCGTAATGGCCAGAAGATCATCAAGTCGCCGCACAAGAGATTGGACGAACATTCCTAAGCAAACCAGGAAGCGCATCAATGCTGCCGCTAGAAAGGCTGTTGCTGATGTGATGAATGAGCTTGCTGAACTTGGTCCGCGTTACACGGGCGAGTTTATTGATCAATGGCGAGCAATGCCGATTGACAAAAAGAATCGAATCGCTTCTGGCGGTGGTTATCCGTACAAAACAAGGGACATTCCGCAGCTTGCAACTACTGTCAAGGAGATGAAGCGTGTAAGGCTATTTGAGGTCTACAACGAGTCTCCGTATGCACCGCAAGCACTTGACCTTCAGCCAGGTAGATTCAGGAAGCCAAAAGGCGAAGAACCTCTCGGTGGTATCAGGTTTGGCCTTGTAGAAGGTAAACGACCGTCCGGTGGTCTTCGCGGTCAAGTTATTCCGGGCGAAGGAAATGCTTCTAGCACGGCAGAGCTTGACTGGTACTCTTTGTATGCTTCAAAAGGATTGCCGGCTACACTCAAGAAGTCATTCCGTCTTAGCATAGCTCCCAAGAACATTTCTTAAAAGAATCCTCAAATGAACTACCAAGCTATTGCCTCTATCATTGAAGTTGCCTTCAGCAATGCTTTTGCGCTCGTTACGCCACGACCAGATGTTTTTTTCGACAACGTAACTGCAATTCCACCTGATCCACCGGAAGAATACATCAGGATCAACATTGTTTTTGGCACGATGACCGAAAGCACGTTGACTGAATCGCTGGACAATGCGAATGGAATCATTGTCGTAAGATTTTACACCAAAAAGGATACCGGCCCTCTTCGCTCAAGGCAGCTTACTGGAGTTGCTTTTTCTGTGCTCAAGTCTCTCGGTTCAACCGCAAAACCAAGCACCGGCATCTTTCTTAGAACTCAAGGCATTAGGGGTCCAACGTTTCCTCAAAACGAAGAAATTCCTTATTACTTTGCCAGGATGGAAGCCTCTTGGCACGCAACAGAGATTTGCTAAATCTGTAGTTTGGATTCGCTAAAATAGCCTTACCGGGCAGTGCCCGCACTGCTGCTGTTCATTTGCATTGGTCCGATGACCTGCGACACCACCGTTCTGACGGGTACTTCCGGGGCTTTTTACTATAAGCCCGCCAACACTCAAGCCTGCCTTCTGGAGGCTGCCTTTCCTGCCACGGGTTCCGACATTTCGGTCGGTGTTTATCTGGGCTTCCAGGTGAACGATCCCGTCACGCTCACCTATCCCGCTGGAGCAGTTACCACTGATGCTATTGCAGCTGGTAACTACTTCGTGAAAACCTATGATCCTTCCACCGGGATCATGACCATCAGTGATACTGCTGGTGGCGCTGCAGAAACCGCAACCGCTCCTCCCAGCGGTTTTGGCGCCGGTTCTGCTTCTATCGAGTATTCCAGCTACGTTCCTGTCGGTCAGGTGCGTGATTGGAGTTTTGAGATCACCCGGTCTGAACTCGATGTGACCACCATCGGTCAAGGCTCCAGTCAGTATGCACCTTTCCGTAAATACCAGACTGGTTTTGCTGATGGCACTGGCACTGCCACGGTCTTCACTACCGACGATGATGCGTCGATGGCGAACCGCATGATCTCCGATGTGCTTCAGCGCAAGCAGGCTGGCGCTGGCGTCAAGCTTTACATCGACCAAGTTCTCGTGGCCGGCGTGGTGAATGATCCCAAGAGTCGCTTCATTGAAAGCGCGATCGTGTTGACTTCTGCCAGCTTGAACGTCAACCCCGATGATCCCCAACAGGTGACGATCAACTTCCGTCCTTCCGATTCTCCCAACTTTGATTTGAGTCGGACTGTGTGACCTAGCCTGAAGTGGGGGACCGAGCCTCTGGCGTGCCAGGGGCTTTTTTTTGGCTAGAATTGATTTGCCAATCATTTTCCCCCCATGGCATCTTCTCCGCAACCATCTTCTGGAACCGGGTTTTCCTCTGGTCGCGCAATTGATAAGCTCCGCGCAGCTGCACGACTTGAGCCTGTCAAGAAAAGCATTACTCTTTCTGACGGGTCTCTTTTTGAGATGTACTGCACGCCGTTGGTTTCGGCTGAGCGTGACATTGCTCGCAAGAATGTTGATGCCACCAAGGACACCAGCGGCGATGCCTTCGGCCTTCAGCTGATCGTGCTGAAAGCCAAGGACGAACACGGGCAACCTCTTTTCGCCAATGGCGATATTCCTGAATTGCGCCGGGAAGTTCGGCAAGAGGATCTGAACAAAGTCATCCTCGCTGTCATGGGCGAAGATGACGACTCAATCGTTGTTGATCAAAAAAAATAGCGGATGAGTTGCGTCGAGATCGAATGCTCTACCTGAAAATGGTAGTAGGCGATCGTCTCGGTAAAACTCTTCGCGAAGTCGAGAACGAAATGACCGAAGAAGAAATTCTTTTATGGTCTGCTTTTTACCTAATCGAGAAAGAAAATTTCGACAAGGAAAAAGCAAAAGCGCGGGGCCGTTGAGCCCCGTTTTTCTTAGCTAGAATCTGGGCATCTGGTCGATCCTCCCTCATGTCTTACGACGAAAGAATAAGAATACTTTTTGAGGGCTTGGATAAAGTTACACAGCTTGAGCGAAGCTTGAATTCCGCTGCTGAAGCAGCTGAAGCTTTGGAGGTAGCACTTAAAGCAGCTAATGATGAATTAGCGGTATCAAAGGGTCGTTTAAGTACAACAGAAGCTGCGGCCAAGGCTCTTGCAAAAGCACAGCGTCGTTACGATCAGCCAAGGACTGCAAGCGGAAAGTTTGCTCCCGATCCAGAAAGGAAGAAGCGTACAAGTCTTCTGCAGACATACGCGCTTGAAAATAGGCTAATGAATAGAAGGTTGCGCGAAGATAAGCGTTTATTTGATCAACAAACTAGGCACGTTACAGCGCTAGGGGCAAGATTAAAAGCTCAGACTAATGCCAGGATTGCTGCTGCGGCTGCGGCAGATCCAGAAAAAATGCAAAAGCAGAGAATGTCTGCCGCCAGGGCGTTTGCAAGCCCAGTTATCAGAGAAAATTATGCAACAAGAACTACTAGCATAGCGGAAAGACAGATTCTTGCCTCAACAAGACTTGGTAGTCAAGTTGGGCTAAGCGCAAGTAAGCAAAAAATTGTTGCTGGCAAGATTGGCGAAATCAATGAAATCGCAAGGCAGTATAAAGATTTAACAGAAAAAATTCAATCAGGAATTGTTAAAGACGAAGGCGCCCTTGCAATTCTTGAGAGGGCTCGCCGTTCTCTTGCGACTGCACTTACAAGCCAAGTCGAAGAACTCAGGGAAATTCGTAGAACAAGCACTGGAAGCAAAGATGTTTTTGATCGCGCCACCCGGATTCGCGAAAGAGCTGGCGAATTAGAATCAACTTTGTCTGGGCGTGGAATTACGTCTTCTCAGCGGAGATCAATTGAAAATGTAAGAAGCCGACTTGAAAGTGCAATTGGATACACCGGAAGCGGCAACATAGAAGCATCAAGAGATCAACTTGATGCCGCAGAAAGAGTACTTTCAAGGCTTGAAAGAGCAGAGACAAGGAGAACAAAAGCTGAGCGAGCAAGAAATGCAGCCATTCGTGCTAACGAAAAGGCAACTGCAAAATCAGTAAGCCTGGCAAGCCAAGAAACAAAAGCCCGTGAAAGGCTGCTGGATATTGAAAATAAGATCAGAGCTGGAAAGCGTATTTCAATAGAGCAGGCGGCTGATCTTGCCTTCTTCCGTGAGCCACCTTCTCCCCTTGGTGGCGCTGGTGGGCGTTCTCAGTTGATGCTGCCGGCGGCTGCTCCTGGCTCGCCGCTGATGAGTGGTGGAGCTAGGCGGCGTCGCGGTGCGGCGGAAACAATGCTTGGTGGTGTTTCTGTTGCAACGATTCGTGAATCTATTGCTGGCCCTGGGATCATTCCGGCCTACCTGGAAAGTATTGAAAGGCCATTGGTTGAGGGATCGTCCAAGGTTGCGGCAAAAGCTGGCAAAGCGTCTTCTGCATCTTTTGCCAAGGCTTTTGAACAAGCGACACCACTTGGGGTTGCAGATAAGTTGCTTGGCGCTGCGACGAAAGTATTTAAGAGCCTGCCTGGCTTAATTGAGTCGTCTGCAAAAAAAGCCAATAATGCAGTAGCTAGTGCTGGATCAGCTTTTGGGGAAGCTGGCTCAATCATGACTGCAGCCGGAATGAGGCTGAAAGCTTCTAATGAAAGACTTTTTGATTCAGACGACCTTGATGCTTGGGTGTCTGAAATTGATCGCTCTAGTCGTATTTTTTCTGACATTAGCAAGACTGCACAAGAAGGCACAAAATGGTTTAACGAGCAGATAAGACTTGCTGACAAGAGAAATAATCTTTTGTCCCAAGGAAGCGAGCTTCTGTCTCGCGGTGCGTCCGGCAAAACATTAAGCCCTGCTCAGATGGCGATTGTGGCTGGAACTGATGTTGGTCAGATGGTTTCCAGCGGTCAGATAGCTGGCCTGCTCCCGCAAGGTGATCCCAACAGGCCGGCTGTTCGCGGTGGAGCAAGACGAGTTGGTAAGTCTCGTGAATTCATCGGCATTGATCCCGCAGATCAACAGCAAATTGCAAGCAGCTTAAGAGTTGAGAATTTCTTAAGCGAAAGGCGTGCTAAAAATGCCGCTGAAAACGCAAAGACCGAAAAAGAGCTTGCCAGTCAGCGCCAAAGCGCAACCACTAAACTTCTGAAAGCTTATCAAGACCTTGAGCTGGCAAACAAATCTGTTGCCGATAAGCAGAGCAAGCAATATACATTTACAAGGCAAATTGTTGATACAACGAATCTTGCTGCCCGTGCTGCTGAGATGTTCTCAAAGAGCATGGACCCAAGCGTAGCTACAACCAAGACGCTGCTTGAGGATATAGGCAAAATAACTTCGGACCTTCAGAGATACGCTAGCAGTCAAAAGTTTGCGGCAAGAATGGCCATTGCGCCTGCGGCTGGCGGTGCCGGTGGACAAGGCTCTACAGGTGCTGCCACTGCGGCTGCAACGCAACGGCTAATGCTTGGAGTTGCTGCCACCGGCTCCAGGGTTACGAATCTTCGCAACATTGGTGGAATTGAGCAAGATACTTTTAGTAGTATTCGTCAATCGCTGATTGATTTAGCCAAACAGGCTAAGGCTGGCACTACTCCTATTGCGGAGCTGAGCTACGCCTTAGAAAATATCAAGACTGGCGTATCTTCTTTTGAAAAACAGATTAAAACAAGTATCGGCGGCTTTGATACGCTGACTTCCAGGCTGCGGGAACTCGGGCAAGGCTCAAGGGCCGAGCAAACCTTCCGTGGTGGTAGGTCGAGCGAGCAATCCATTTCTGAAGCCGTCCAAGCCTTCAATCAATCCGTTGGAGTGGAGGGTACAAAAGCGTTTGCCACTTTGGCCGATCTTGCAGATCCCGCGAGAGCATCAATTAATCAGCTTGAGCTACTTGATCAAATACTGAGAGAAATTCGTGGCGACCTGAAAGCTACTGACGCTAATTTTGAGCAATTTGACAAAGCCCTCAGAAAGGCCACCATCAGCGTTCAAGATCAGCTTACTCGTCGCGACCCAGGGGCCGACATTCTGACCCGCAGGCTCACGGCCAGAGGCGCCCAGGGGGCCAGCGAAGCCCTCATTGGTGGTGCATTCCCCCTGCTGTTCGGTCAAGGGGCCTTCGCGAGCCTTGGAGGCGGCCTAGGCGGCGGCATTGGTGGGTTCATGGGCGGTTCACTCGGGTTCGGCCTGTCCCTGCTCGGCACTGCGGTTGGCCAAGCGGCTGACAGCCTGATCCAAGCGGCAAAAGATACGGGAGCAGCCTACAAAGATGTTGTTGCAAATTTTGATGCGATCAAAGAGTCGAGCATCATCAGCAGCAGTAGTCAAGAGCGGTTAATTGAAAAACTGATTGAAGGCGGCAAAGTTGCAACTGCTTATTCGCTTATTCAGAGTGAGCTGAACGCAAAGATTGGGCCGGAGGGTGTCAGCAAGCTTCAGGATCTCGCTACAGCATCTGATCGAATGGGTCGCGCTGTTGCTGAACTTGGAATGCAGCTACAGGTATTTGTTGCTGGCCCTGTTACCGATTTCTTGAATTTAATTTCGAGTGGAATTGAAAGAAGCAATCTTGAGAACGCAACGCAAAGATTATTCGCGAGCTTGCCAGAAGAAACAAGAAAACAGTTTCAGCAAGAGCTTCGTCAGGCTGCTCCGAAGCAGGCTATTCCTTTCTTGGGTGACGCTGGAAGTACTAGGCCATCTGGTGCTGATTTCAGGCTGGCTATTCCAGCTGATCAGTTCCGTGAAATTGTTGATAAGTTTTCGCAGAGTTTGCCACAGGCCCCGCAAACCGCTGAACAGCGACAAAAAATTGCCCAGCAAAATGCCCAGCAAGCCATATCTTCCGCCGAGGATCGCCTTCAATCTCTGAATCTCGCCAAAGAGATACAAGATTTCGGTCAGCAATACAGCAATCAGATTAGGGCATCTCAGCGTGAGCAAGATGACGCTAATCGGCAGTCGTTTGAAATCAGGAGAGATTATGAACAGCAGATCGGAGAAATTCGACTTGGAATCGAAGATCGTATTCGTCAGACGAACATAGAAAATCGTCAAAAAGAGATTGCAATACTTCAGAAGCAGGGACAAATTCTTGAGGCCTCTTTTGCCAACGCTTCTGCAAGCTTGCGAGCAAATCTGGCTGGTGATGAACTTGCAATCAGTCTTGCCGACGCTGTTGACACTTATCTATCTAGCCAGCTATCTGCCCAAAACGAGATTGAAAATCGTAGAAGGCAGTTTGAGTTTGAAATTGCAAGTCAACAGCTGGAGCTTGAAAAGTATAAATTTGAAGTAGCTAAGAGTGTTTCCAAACTCAATGTCAGCACTGCTGAAAGAGTTCGACAGATCAATCTCAACATTGCTCGTCGAAATGAAGACGTAAATGCGCTTACGTTTAACACCGAAAAAGAAATTACGCTTCAGCGACTTGCGGTTATTAAAGCGGAAACCGAGCAAGCGCGAATTGAGCGACTTGAAAAGTTGCAAATGCTTCAGGCCCGACCTGATAGTGGCACCCCAGTTGTTCAGTCGTTCATTGCTGATCTGCGAGCAACAATTGAGAATCTGAATAAAGTTCTGTCTGGTCCGACTTCAATTACAAAAGATATTGAACGGATTCAGGCTTCCCGTCCTCAGCGACTGTCCCAGATTCCCAATGTTCCTACTCAAGGTGTTGATTTTAGTGGGCTTGAGACAGTAACGAGAAAAGGTTTTGAACTTTCTAGGCAATTCAAAGAAGCGGAAGATAGCTTGACTTCGCTTTTGTCAGCTGGTAAATTTATTGAGTTTAACGATGCCTTGCGTAAGTTGGCTATAGAGCCGGCAATTCAAAGGCAAGCGGAACTTGAAAAAGCCTTTAGAGAGTCTGCAGTTGCGCTTGGCGACATAAATCCCGTACTTGCCGCCATTGATAAATCTTACGACAACTATATTAACAATAATCTGAAGAAAAATACTCAAATAACCGATGAAGCCAAAGCAGCAACTATTAAACTTCTGCTTGCCTACAGGGATGCGAGCAAACAGCTTGAAACTCTAGCTGAGACGCAACAATTCTATACCGACACGAAAAACAATCTAAAAGCAGCACTTGTTGAGACTAGGGATTCTATTAACCAGCTGCTTCAGCCTACTTCTCAGTATGAACGGCTACTAAAAATTATCAATGCTTCTGGCGGAATCAATGTAAACCAGGAGCAAAATGAAAGAATCCTTGAGCTGGCAAAGAATGTCGATACTCTTAATGTCAAGCTTAAGCAGCTGAACTTTATCAATGACATTGCCGGTGCGTGGACAGATTCGTTTATTGGTTTCAACAAAGAGCTGATTAAGACTGGCAACCTTGGAAGATCAATCGAACAATGGGCGGAAAACATTGCAGATCGTTCAATTGATCTTGCTCTTGAGTTTATCCTGCGGCCAATCCAAGAGCAGATGTTTAAGGATGTGGCCAATTTCTTGGGCTTTGAGGCACAAAATCCGCAACTCAAAGCGCTTTCTAGTATTGACAAGAACGTGGAAGAAATTAAGAAATTTGCCGCAAACTTTGTTGGTATGCAACCAGCTCCTGCTGCGAACTCTATAGCACCCGGACCTTCTAGCGTAGCTGGATCAATCAGTCCACTGTTCTCCAATACTGCTCGTTACCTGACTAATGGTATGCCCGCAAATCCGGCCACCGCAGGGCATCTTAGTGATCTCCAAAGGCTTGGTGTTGCAATTCAAAAAGAAGTTAGCGATACAATGAAACTCATAAACAGTTCATTTGATCTTGAAGATTACAGGAAAACAGAAAAAGCTTCGCAACAGGAAAGTATTGACTTATTCATGAAAAAATACAATCTTGTTGATCCAGGTAGAAAAGAGGCAATGACTGCTGATATATTCGGCATTATTGATCGAGCCGCCGAAAAACGACTTGCTGAAATTAGCCCGAAAACAGTCCAAGTCGGACCTCCGGTAAACGTAGCTGCTCCACAGAAAATCGGAACAACTGCCGGAAGAGATGTGTTCGCGCTTCCAGAAAGCCTTGAAACAGTAGCGACGCCAGCAAATGCTGCCGCTACGTCGCTTGGTGCTTTGGACAACTCTGCAAAGGCTCTTGCCAGCTCTCTTGATAGCGCAGCCTCGTCTGCCGCTGCTGGTGCTGGTGCTACGCCTTCGGACACCAAGGTTTCCGAGAGCATGGAAAAATTCAGCAGGACGATTGGCTCTGGTATTCAAGTCATGAGCGGCATTGCCATGGCTTATGGCGGGGCCAGGATGATAGGCAAGGGTGGAATCTTTAACACCTTGATGGGTCTGTCTTCTGTCTTTGGTGGAATCTCCAGCCTTGCTTCTGGTATCAGCAAGTTTCCTGGCTTTGCAAAAGGTGGTCGTCCGACGCCTGGAGAGCCGGCTTGGATTGGGGAAGAGGGAATGGAACTTTGGGTTCCTGATAAGCCTGGAACCATCGTACCGATGGATGACATTTATATCCCTGGCCTTGATGATGACGGTCCCGCTCCGTCAATCAACGGTCGTTACTCTCGCGGCGCCAACAGCGGCTCTGGCTCGACTGGTGCTCAAGGTGTTAGCGCTCCTGGTAGTGGCACTGCGTTTGGTCAATCCATTCCGTATCAGCGATCTGAGTTCAGCCGCGAAGTTGAAAGGATTGATCAAGTTATCAGCAATCCTGGTGAGCTTCCTCCTGTCAAGGTTGAGACTCAAGCAATCAACAGCTTGGAGTTTGTCACTCCGCAGCAGCTTGAGGAATCGAGCAACAAGACTGCTCAAGCCGCCAGGAGGCAGACAATACGCGAGCTGGCTGATAGCCTGAGAACCCGTCGCGGAATCGGAATCCAGTGAAAGAAGGATTTGCAATTGTAAGTTACGTTCGATTTAAGGAACGTCGGGGAGGACCATACCTTCCCTATGCGTTCCAAAACTACTACATCAACGAAAAGAGAATCTTTCAAGAGATTGAGTACAGCTTCGCCCCTCTTGGTGTTTCTGGTGGTGGCGGAAGGCAGGCTGGAGAAAAGAGCCGGGGTGCAATTGTTGCTCCCGCTTCCTCGCTAACGCAGAACATCTTTTGGGAGGCAGATAGAAACCACTGGCTGGTAAGAGTTGTATCTGTCGAGGTTGACACCAGCGATGATCAAGAGCTTGGCGTGATCAGTGACTTGTTTTGGTCTTGCAAAGTTGAAGGCCAAATCGAGCTTGGCAAGCCTGGCCAATCAATTCTCCAGTTGTCAAGTCCCTTGGATTCTGTTAAATCTTTGGTCGGTGGCCGTCCCCTGTCTCAGAATCTGGTCGGCGCACTGCCAACCTCTGGATCTATTTCCGTATGACCTTTCAAAACTATCTTGGCTTAAAGCACAAATTCAGGGCTGATCCTAAAAATGGTGAAGGAGCAGATTGCTTGCTTCTTTGTTTTACACTTCTTGATGAAGCCGGTGTTTATCACCCAGAACTAGATGAAAGCTGGTTCACAATGGCTGAGCAAAGCTTGTGGGAATCGCTGGCTGGTATTTGGCAACGTAAAACCGAACCTGCAGGCATCAATGAGCCATGGTCAGTTGCTTTGCATTGGAACAGGCCACGACTTGATCATCCAAGACTTGGTATATGCACTCTTGTAGAAACTCATGGTACAATGGGGCTGGTTATGATTAATGCAAGGAAAGGGGTTTGTTGGATGCCCCTTGATCTGCCAGGTTTACCACAGTTTGAATTTCGTCGGTTCATCAAATGAAACCCCATCTGCTGCCGATGCACTACCAGCTGGGTCGGCAGCTTGGCCTGACCCCTGCCCAGGTGAAGCGGTTTCACGCGGAAGTCATGCGAAAGGCCGCTGAGGGGCCTCAGCCTGCCGTTGTGGCCGGGGTGGAAACGCTGACCATCATTTCGCTGGCTGCATCGGCCATCTCGATCGGTCTGGCGGTCGTTGCGCAGCTGTTTCGCCCTGGTGAGATCAGGCCGGGTCGGCTGAGAGCGGTGGCCCGAGAGGGGCGGACGATCAGCGACATTCGCCGGTATGCGCCTCGCGATGGTTTCGACTCCCTGCAGGATGTTGCGCCACTTGGCGAGATCATGCCATTGGTTTTTGCAAATCGTGAAACCATCGAAGGTGTTGTTTATGGCGGCGTGCGGATTGATACACCATTGCTCTGGAGTCAGATACAAACTGTCAATGGTCAAGAGCTGATCAAACTTTTGCTGTTGATTGCCGATGGCGGCATTGATGCGATAGATCCAAATGGTTTTGCGATTGGCAACAACATCTTAAATGCTTACAATCTTGATGCTGGTACTCAGATTGGTTCCTCCTATTCTGTCTACCTTAAGAAAACTGGTGGTAGGCCAACATCACTTGATTACATTGCTGGTAAGCAAGCATCGCTTGATCCCGGTAACTCTCAGAACTACGGTGGATCTGATGTTTATTCTATTCGTTCAATTGATCGAAACTGGGCAGCTGATTTTTGTGCAGTATCAAAGCCAAGCACCAATGCCCAGTTTGGTGTTTACTCGCTAATTGGCAATAACATCGGACTGCGTGTTAATCCGATCTTTCGTCCAAAATACCAAGCTCAGCTGGTGCCGGAAGGCGACGACGGAGACGGCAAGGTCAAATGCCAGCTTGATGAAGTTGTTGATGCAGAGCGCAGAAAGTCCAAAGCTTTCTTTTCAACAAGATCGGGCCTTATCAGTGGCGACGCTTCCGTTATTGGCAACACACTGACTTATGTGTTACTGAAAAGCAGCGATGCTTTGACTGATTTTGGCAAAGCTCTTGATGCTGGTGCATGGAGCGCGACTGTTCGGGCCGAAAGAACTTCTGGCTCTGGTACTGTTGCGCCTGGATATTCTTCAACTGGAAACACAACTTCTCTTGTTGTTGATGGGGTTTCTACCTCCAGTGTGCTTGCCAGTCATATTCGTTGGCTCGATGCAAGTAATCAAGTTGTTTCTCAACCAATCGTCACCGTAACACCAAGCCCGAATCCCAACAGCAAGAAGGTAACACTTAGCACAAGGCTGAAGTTCGATGAAAATTATCCATCACCTTTGACAGCTGAAGAGAAAAGACAGCTGCTTTATACCAAGTTCAAGATCACTTTTGTCAACTCTGTTGTTGACAATGATGATGAACCATCTGTTTATTATCGTGTTGTTGCAAATCAAAAGTCCGACATTAATCAGACCTACTCTCTGAATGTTGACTTCCAGAATGAAGAAGCTTCGCTGTCAATCAACTACGATGCAGCTTCCACTAACTACACGATCAACGAAACAGTTCAGGTAGTTGAAGCATCTTTCAATAAAGCTGATGTTCATAGCGAAACTGCTGGTGATGCAGCTTCTACGATTTCTGGCAAACAGCAGCAATGGGACGATTCTATTCAGGTCGGTTCCCTGTATAAAATTGGCACTGCTCTTGTTGTCTGTTCTGCAAGAACTCCTGATGGTGAGGTCTTCCAAAGCGAGGCAGACTTTGATCCCGTTACTTCCGCCAATGGTCAAAGCATAACAGCAACTTTTACTGTTATCAGGCCGGGTACGATTGCAACAATACCTCAATCCACCCTTGAGGTTGCCGCTAATGCTGAAACCCAGCCCGGTAGAGCTGTTGCAACAAACTTTCCGCATGTTATGCGGGTTTCTATCGGTAGTTTTACTACCACTCGTAAGACACGGTTAATCAGCATAGGCATCAAAAGTAATCTTGGCATTCGTGCAACTGGTCTTTGCAACTTCAGGGATGTTCTCTCGTTCTCCGAAGTTGACTCAAGGGCTTGTCTATCTTACAAGGGTGACATAGTTTCATCTGGTTCGACTCTTAAGCAATACACTTACACTTCTGGAACTGTTACGACTTCTCAGACACGATTTTCTTTTCACAGAATCAGGGTCAAGAAAAGTGGTTCCTCGGACAACTGGATTACATTTCCTCAGCTGTACGGTTTCAAGGGTATCTCGCAGCAAAGTCAAGTCAACCTGATTTCAATTCAGTTCCCAACAACGGCTGATTGGCAGATTGAGTTTGAACCTATCTCAAGCTGGGAGATTCGCTCTGGCGCCGCAACTGGTGAGCTGATCGTCATTGACGACAAGCTCTCTGAGGCCACGTCGCTGATCACTCGGGTTGAGGCCGGGGCCACGATCTACCTTCGCGGGGAGGTGGTAGCCAGGAGCGCTGCCACGTTCCGCCTCCCAGGGCTCGCCAGGAGCGGCCAGAAGGGCGGTGGCGACCTTGGACTGGGGTATGCGGACGGAGGCCAGTTCGTGGACGAATGGGGGGCCTTGGCAGAGTCCTTCATCTACCCCGAGGTGAGCTGCACCGCAGAGAGCGGACCTGAACATGAAATTGCTTTTGTCAATGAAATTGTTCAAAACCTGACGGCACCGCAATATCAAGACATTGCAATTGCTGGGTTGAATATCTTGCCCGGCACAACTTTTCAGCAGTTTGGGCAATTCTCTTCTTATGTGCTTCGCGGCAATCCAAAGCCAAGAAGGTTGCTCAATGGTTTGATACCAGGGCCAACCCATTTGCTCCCTGATATTGGATTGTTCCTGCTGACAAACAGAGAGTATGGCAGTGGTGAGTCCGTTAGCGATGATCAAATTGTATTTGAAGATTTTACTGAATCTGCTCAGTGGTGTTACGACAACAGATACTTTTTTGATGGTGGCTATGTTGGACAAAATAATCCAATTGAATGGCTATCTGATAAGGCTCAGTTCTGCCTTCTTGATGTTTGGGAGATAGACGGTAAGTTTTCGCTGACTCCTGTTTTTCCTCATTCGCCAACGGATTTTACTGACTGGAATGTCAGCGTTAAAATATCTAACATCTTTAACTTGATGCAGATGCGAAACTTTGCGTTTGCATCTATTGACGAGCAAACCAATAGAACAATTCAGGTTTCAATCAAGTGGCGGGAAGAGCGTCAAGGCGAATCAATCTCCAGCCCTGGTATTTTTCCTGTTGAGCGAGAAATTCTTGTTCGCGAGGCAGCGCCATACGGCAGTGAGTTCGATCCGATCGTTAGAGTTGATCAAACATCA